TTGGTATTAGTTTTATCTCCCCATGTACCAGCGTTTTCGCCAGTTGCCATTAGTTCTAAACCGAGTGTTGTAAATGTTGATGCCATAATTTAATTCCTATTGTTTTACTTCTTGGACAGCTAGCCTAACTGTTCCATCAGTGTAATCATCTCGTCTTCTTCTACCTATTTGTTCTCCACCAAATTTTTGAACTTCTTCTTTGTATTTTTGCTCGTATAATTGTAACATATCCATTGGTCCTTTTAAATAGGCATATGATTCTACTAAAGCAGCATATAGTAAACCATTTGGAAAATTTAAACTAATGAAATTTGTCTCATTGCTAGAAGCTTCTAACTTAGCTGGTATAGCATTGTAATGAATTTTGTATACATATGTAGCATTTGGTATTGGAGATAATAATATTGCTCCTGAAGTAGTATTTGTATTACCACTTGCTCCACCTTTCATAGCAAAGTATTTAGGTCTTCCTGTAACACGTGCACCATTAAACTCATCTAAGAATGTCATATCTCTTTTTTCTAAAAAAATTGGATTATTAAAAGCTGCTGTAGAATCAGCAACTTCAACTGCTCTTACAAACAAAGCTCCTGCTGGTACATTTGCATGTTCCTGGTTTGCCACTAAATTATCTTGAGCTGTTTTTCTATATGCATCACTAGGTATATCTCTAAAAATTCTGTACTCTGCATTTAAAACTATGTTCTCAATAACAGCATCAGTTAGCACGGTGCTAGTGACTTCTGTGTAGTTTCTAATATTTGTTCTTAAATCTGAGTAACTAATTCCTGCCATATTATCCTCTTTGATTTACAGGTCCTGCAAATACAAAACTGCCTCCACCTGTTCCACCTGTTGTTGCCGATGAAGCTAAACTAAAAGTAAAAGAGAAACTATATGATGTAGATACTCCATTATCTGTAATTGAGCTTGTTGTTCTTGTTATTATATACGATCCAAAAACTTTTGCACCTGAATTGTGTGCTCTTGCTGTTGTAACATTTGGTGTAACCCCAGTAATAGGAGCCGCTGTGCCTCTTGTACAGCCTGTTAAATTATTACCAGATTTACCTGTATATTGAATTGTTTCATTTGCAAATTTACCTACTAATAACTCATTAGTTGTATCATCAGAAGTTAGTACCTTTTCAATAACAATAAATCCACTAGTTGGAAAATTAGTTGCATCTGATAAAGTAATAGTAGTATCTGAATTAGTTAGATTTTCATTTAATGTAGTTTCTAATTCAAAAACACTTGAGGCAACACTACCTGCAGAAGATTTTACAGATGTAAATCTAATAGCATCACTTGTTTGAAAAGAATTTGTATCAATTCCTTTACTATCAGGAGAAATATAAACTACAACTGAAGTTAAAGATGAAGAAGTAATAAAAGGGTTATCCATTAAAACACTAGGCGTTGCAAATTCTACTCTATCTGGCCTTGCATTTTTAAGACCTTGTTCATCTCCGTGATGAGCACTTATTTCTAATTGAGGATGTTTTGATTCAAATTCTGATTTATGTACAATAGAACCACTCCATTCTTCAACCATTTCAGTGTATGGAAATTGCATTCCTGATCTATCTGATATTGCTTTTGAAAATTTTCCTCTTGCCATTATGTTCCTGGGTAATACACTTTTGGTGTTATGTGAACACTAGTAGAAGAACCATCTTCTGATAATGCTCTAGCTAATTCATCTTCATAAAGTAATTTCATTTGTTGAACTAACTGTGGGTTAAATTTTTGTGATAAGTAAAAAGCTAGACCAGATACCATACATGGTACAAATCTAAATGGAACATCTGTTGCATCTGTATAAGTAGATGATGCGTCTTGTATTCTTTTTACAAAATAAATATGAGCAGCTTTTGCTGCATTACTAGAATCAGCTGTTGGATAAACTGTTACAACTGTTTTTTCTACAAATCTTTGAACAAAATATTTTGATGGTGTTCCTTTTGATAATTTATTTGCTAGAGCTGAATAAGTTGATCTGTCTATTTTTGTAAGTGCAGAATCTGCTTGAGCTACTGCAGTTCTACTTGTTCTTAAAGTTGCTTCAAGAACATCTGCTACACCATAAGTATTAGCAGGATCTGTAACTGCACTTGTTCCATCACCGGTTGATCTAAACAAAATATATTCTGCTTGACCTTCAACTAAATTAATATCAGCTTCTCCTACTTCCCAATAGTGTAAACCTCTATTGCCCCATTCTTGAAACATTATATTTAAAGAACGTCTTGCTGTTTTTAATTGATATCCAGAGCTTACCTGTGAACCTATACGTTCGTATGCTTCTGCAATTATCTCATCAACTGCGAACGTTTTGTCAAAAGTAACTGCGCCTGAAGTTGTATTGGCCATTAGTTACCTTCCTATGAATATTCTTTAATAAATTCAGCTACGATTGAGTACATATTTCCAGAGTCTGCTGCGCCTGGAACCACAAAATTAATATCACCGTTTGTGTTATCGTTTCTGCTTGCTGGACAACCACCAAATTCTCTAAAGTCCCAATAGCCTGTTCCTGTAAAACCAAGTAAAGGTCTATCACCATCTGAATCTTCAAAATCTAAACGAGCGAATGAATCTCCGCCATCTCCACCTTGAGCTGAGAACCATACTCTTTGTAATGTTCCTCTTGTTACAGCTTGTCCTGCTATATTTGCTGCCATTGCTGAAACGTCAAAAAATACAGTTGTTGCACCTGTTCCATCTGATTGATTTACTAATTTTATTACTACTCTCTTGTCGTTTTCTTGTAGGATTTCTGGTCCTGTTACTACGTCTGCCATTTTATTTACCCTCCTTAATTAAGTAAATTTAAGTGGGGCCGAAACCCCACTTAAGTTAATTGTTATTACGCTGCAAATACAAATGCACCTGTGACTTGAGTAGTCTCAGCTGCTAATTTTGTTGCAATGTGCCATGTAGCATTTTCATAACAAATGAAAGCAATCTGTCCACCAGTAGTCAACAAATTAGTTGTTGCGTTAGCTGGTGTGAAAGTTAATTTTGTTTCACCTGCTGCTGAAGTATCAAAAGTTACTTCACTTGAACCTCTTGATTCAATAACTGAACCTGTTGCAAAAACATCGGAACCAGCTGCATCAAAAACTAATGCTGTTGTTCCACCTGTAGTGTCTTTTGATTGACAATAAATTACTATTGTCCCTGCTGTTGCTGCGGGTAGTGTCATAGTTGCAGCTGCTGCACCTGTGTAATTGACTACAGAAATAGTGTCTGCTGCTAAAGTTACACCAGATGCTGTTGCTACATCTGAGATTGTTAAACCAGTTAAGTCAGGCATTCCTGAACTCATTCTAGTTGTTACTGCTCCAGTAGATGTGTTTTTAGTTGCTACTTGAAAGCCTTTTTCAGACCTTACCGGTCCGTTGAACGTTGTGTTTGCCATGTTATATTCCTCCTAGAATATTAAATGTAGTCCCTAGGGATGTCGACTGTATGCGTCTACATTTTATTTATTTAATATACAGTGTGATAATTATACAACAGATTTAAATAGAGTGCAAGAGATTCTGTAGTGAAAGTGGTATTTCAGTGGTGTAGCTTTTTGTTAAGTAGCTACGGAAACTTGTGGTGCAGAGTCTTCTACTTTGCTAACATGGTGTGCTAACTCAGCTTCTTTTGTCTTAATGTCAGCAATTACTTGTCTGACTTTATGATCTATTCTGACCATATCAAGAGTATATCTACCCTCGTTAAGATGCTCCTGCTCCCAACTCAACTCCAGAGACCTTTTCTGTTTGTATAGGTCTTGTAAGTTTGTCATCGTTAATCTCCTCAAAGGTTAACCATTTTTTTGTCAAACTATAAAAGCCTGACTTCTCCCAATTAATATCATTTTTTCCTAGTTTGTCAAGGATTGCATTCTCTATTTCTTTAGAGTCATCTGCAGCCATAACTGTAAATTCAGTTATGTATCCGTAGGCAGTAATTTTAATTAAGAATTTCTTCATTGTGTTTTTTATTTTGCAAAAAAAATGAGGCGGTTTTTAGGCCGCCTCACTTAAGTTTAGTTTAGACTACGCTGCGCCTGGTGATCCGAAGATACCTCTAGGGTCTGAGAATCCAAATGAATATCTCTCTCTAGCTTTGTATCTAACGTTTCCAGATTCAAAATCGCCTTCCATCGCTGTTTTAACTGGCGCTCTAACAAACATTTTCAGTCCATTAGGTACATCAGTTTTGATGAAAAACGCATCTGTGTCAGTTAAGTAGTGATTAACTACATAGCCTTGTGGAATCATTCCCATGTTAGCTACTGCATTGATGTCATTGTCAGCTGTTCCAACTCTACCTTGAGATTTCATCAATCTCTCAGCTGTGAATTGTAACTCAGAAGGAATAATTAGTTTCATTCCTCTTGATGCTATTTTTAACCCTCTCTCATCCGTCATTCCTGCGATATCAATTAACGACTGCTCTAACGATGTTTCGTTAAGGTCAGCTGCAGTTGATAGTTCATTTTTGAACGTTCCAGCAACGATTGGGTGAACAGCAGAACAAAGTTCTACTCCATCACCACCGGTGAAGTTTGAGTCAAACGCATTGTTTAACACATTTGCTGCTTTAACTTGTTTAGCGTTAGCCATAGATCTAGCTAATGCTTTTGTATATCTAGACGCAAGTCTATCGTACAAGTTATCTTCAATCGCTTCTTCTGTGATTGAGAACGCTAAAGCAAGCGTTTCGTGAGTGTATCTAGCAGTGAATGTTTCTTTTGCATCATCGTAATTAACTGAAGAACCTTCAGGTTTTACTTCTGCATTTCCGAAACCACTTAACATTACTTCTTCTTCAAAAGCTCTGTCTGAATTTTCGACATCGAAAATTTGTGTATGTTCATCTGCGTAGTTTTTGTATTCCAGGCCGAATAGTGCATTCAATCCTGGCTCTAGTTCTTTAACTAGTTGTGATCTTGATATTGCCATAATATTATTCTCCTATTCTATTAGACGCCTGTTGTTAGTTTAAATACATGCTCACCAGTATTGATAACGACATATGCGTTAGCATTAGCTGTAGCTGTATCATTGTTTGATGGATCTTTGGATATTCCAATTTGTTTTAATCCACCTGTAGTACCAGTAGATGATGTATCAATTTCAGAAGTTGATTGTCCAGAAATTGTGCTTCCTGCTACTCCTGTAAAATCGAAGTCTGAATTGTTCATCGCTGCCGTACCTGTACCATCGTGTTGTGCTTCAAACACTACATAGGGATCCGCTACCACTGAAGCAACGATATCTGCTGCTGCTACTTGTGAATAGAAAGCTCTCCATGTTGGTTTACCTGTTGTGGGGTCAGTATAAAACACACCAGAGAAAACACCCAATTGTTGTGTGTCTCCTGCTGCTGCTGGTTCAATACCACCACCTGCTACTGCTTCAACTATCTGTCCAGTAAAAATACTGCCAGATGCGTTATTAGCAATTGCATATTCTTCTGTTCTTATTTGTCCACCAGTAAGACTTCTTGCTGGTCTGAAACCGAACGCTGCATCTTGATTTGCCATATTTGTATCCTCATTATGTTTATGGTTTTATCCATAAACGGGTTAATTGTTATTTCGTTGGTAGGGATTAACCCGAGAATCGTTAAAAAATTAACTTTTCTTTGTACCACCGAAGGTTACACGAGTTTGTCTATCACTATTGATAGGCATACTTGGGTGCTGTTCCTTCATGAGGTCGTTGTCGATTGCATTATTTTTGTCTTGTGTTTGTTTCGCAAAATAAGCTTTTCGTGACTCAACAATCTCATTAGATATCCTAGCCAGCAATAGGCCGCCAACTCCAATCATTCCCTTGTATTTACCTTCGGTCACAGCTGGATAATCAGTCTCTGGATATTCATCGGCTCTAACCAATTCGTATCCTGATCTTAATTTAGCTGACATGTTTTTCGTATCATCGAATCCCATTGATTCAGCTCTTATCCATCTATGTTTAAACCCGTCTGGTGCAGGGGGTGAATCTAAAGATGAGGGTGGAGACCAAACTTTTTTTCGTTCTTCTTTAACTCTAGTTTGACTCGCACGTGAGGTTTTTATTTTATCGTTTTCCATATGCTTATATTCCTTCCGTGATTTTTAGTTGTTTCGCATACTCTTCTAATGGCACACCTAATTTTTTAGCGATTGTAACCTGTGATGGTGTGAGCCTCACAGTTTTGCGACCTGGTCTTGCACTTCGTGTCGCCGACACTACTGTTTGTGCAGGTTTAGTCGAAACCTTTTGTTCAGTTGTACTGAATTTATGGGGAAAGTCAAGTCTTATACGCTTATCAACTTCTGCATAATATTCATCTGAATTAGGATCAAAACCCTCTGTTTCAGTTAATTTTTTATGTAGATCAAACGCTGTATACGTCATAGCACTATCCTGTCCAAACCAAGAATTTCTATCTGCCCATGCTTCAGCTTTTGGATCTGGCTGTGGTGCTTGTTGAGCAGCAGGTTGTTGCATTGCAGGAGTTCTAACAATCTGTTCTTTATTTTCAGATTGTCTTTCCTTCATAGCGCCTAACCTTGCTTCATCTAAACCAAGTCTAGATATATCTCTTTGAGCTTCTACTTCAGCATTAATATCTCCGCTGTCTCTTGCAGTTGAGAGTTTTGCTTT